TTTGCAAAGATGCTTTTGCAGTTATTTTTTGTGTCGATTTTAGAGAAAAACATTTTTCCTGCCTGTTGATGAGTATGATAACAAAACTAGGAAACGTTGTCAAGTTTTTTATGCGTTCGCTCGCGACCAAGAGAAAATGAAATTTCTCTTTTCAGTAAAATTGTCAGGATCTTTTTTTGATTTTAAGTATAATTCCAAGTAATTGATTGGCTGTGTCACGGTCAAGCGGAGTTGATCAGTCAAATAATTCGAATACTGACCGGGAAAAAAACTTGGTATTTTTGCTGAAGATGCTAAAATGTTCATTTGTTTTCTTAAATATTCCACTTCAACTCTTGATAAAACAACGTCTTCCTCTTTTGCCCTTATTTTTATGTAAAGATCTATAAAAAATGGAGCGATGTCAAAATTACCGCCGCCAACCTTTTTAGGGTTTAGAAAAGTCTGGTCATTTGTTTTTTCTCTAGGGATTTTTGATGTATCAAATTTTTTCTTAAATTGTTCTGCTTTTTTGTAGTTTATGTAAAATGGATATTTTTTTGTGAATCTGTTATATAAAATCTCCATTACGCTAATAAGACCATAAATTCTTGTATTTTTTAATCCAAACCCAGATTCTAACGTAGAAACACTAATGGGTGAAAAATTTATTGTATTAAATCTTGTCTTGAACCCACCATCAGGAAAAGAAAATATTTTTTCAGGTATATCCTCTAGCGGAACATCCTTAAAATCTTGTAATGTCTTTGCGTATTGTAACATTTCAAGTGAATTTATATCTGCTACAAGTCTGGATGGATAATTGGGGTCTACTCTTAAACCGTTTATTTTTGCAACATAGTTTAAGACCGGGAACCTCACATCATTTAATACTTTTTCCCTGTCTTTGGCATTTTTTATAACAAAAAAATCAAATGCTAAACCAGTATTGTAAATATCAACTGCGCCGCTTTTTAAAAATCCTACGCTACTAACAGGCTCATCTTGGTCTAAAAACCAATTGTAAAATATGTTTATAAAATCTTTAATATTTTTAATCTTATTAGTGTTTTTTATTTGGTCTAGCGCATCATTAAAAAAGCTAACATACAAATTATCTAAAAACTCTTCATAACTTGCAATTGGAACATGCGCTTTTTTTATTTTTATGTTATTCAGAATGCTCGCCGGATGGGTGGGTCTTTCGACGTTATATTGTCTTAAAAAGTTTTCTGCGGCAAGCGCTACAAAATCTTGTAGGCGAAAATCTGTATCTGATATTTTTGTCAATCGATTAGGTGTTGATAAAATCGCTCTTCCCTTATAATCAAGCCTTCCGTATGATGGTTCTTCATACCAAGTATCAAGCTGATTTCTTAAGCTAATATCTTTTTCGTTTTTACTTTTTAAATTTTCAATGTTTGCTTCTAGATCAGGTATGATTCCCTCAAACTCATCTTCAATTTTATTTTGTCCACCGGGGGCTGGTTTAAGCTTGTTTCTTTTTAAATCATCTACTCGACTTAAATTGTTGTTCCAAAGAATCTCTGCTTCATTTAAACGGGCAAGGTCGCCGTCAGCAAGTTTTACAAAATCTTCAGTATTCCCATTTGGATAAGTTTCAAAAAACTTCAATAAATTTTCATACTCTTCTTGTAGTTCTTTTATCTTTTTTGTTTGTTTGCGAATTGCTCTTGAATATTCGGCTTTATTGCCAATGGGTAAATTTTTATCATTCACTTGTTCTTTGTATTTCTTTCTTGCCTCATATATTTCAGATGTTTTAGAATCATTGTCAATAGCAACAACGTCAACAAAAAACTGCTCTTCTTGAGCCGGTGTAGGTGCAGTTTCTTCTGATAACAATTTGATATTAAACTTTGGCATTATTATAAATATATCCTTTAAAATGAACTACCGATACCAGTCTTAAGCGGGGCAAAGCCGCTAGTGCTTCTAATAACTCCATCTGAATCCACCTGTTTCGCCCCTCCAATATCTCTAGGTGCCCCACTAGCCTCTAGCGCAGCCGTAGCCTCTTGATCGGCTACAAACTGAGCATTTGCTTCTGCGACTGTTAGTCTTTTTACATTCTGCCCCTTTCTATTAACAATCTCTTCAACATTATTAAGTAAATAATTTATTAAGTTAACAATTGGTTCATTGTCAGGAACTAATGCTTTTTTTGTTTCTTTACTGGCTGCTTGGAGATTCTTACCTAAAAGCTCAGACTCTCTTCGTATTGTGTTTGCATTTATCGTTTTTGTATATGTCCCGGCTTCTAAATTTATGGCGTCTGTTACACTAAGAATTACATAAAGTCCCCCGATCTCAAAGTCGCTGTAATCCAACTTGCCAGCATCCAGTCTTGGACTATAACCAACACTCATTGCCGGGATATAAAGAAGGTTTGTGAATTCATATGCCCTATTCCCAAACAATGTAGCGGACACTGTATACGAGTAAGTTGAAGCTAACAAAGAAGACGGGACATTTTTCTTAGCCTGCTGAAGCTCAAAGGCAACATTTGTTGTCGCGTGGTCTCCATTGGATTGGAAGTTTAAACTTTGTAATACCCCATTTGACGCACCAACTAGCAGTTTTGCTATCCCCTGTTCCAGCAGCTTAGTTTCATCTTTTAAGAAAGTTTGTTTTGCCACTTCTACATTTTTTGCCACAAATATTTTTGAGTTTTCATAATTCAAACTTGGCGTCTGACCTATCAAAATGCATCCGGCACACCCATCTATATTGCTGTCTGAAAAATATTCTTTAGCAAATTTATTAATACCATCTTTGTCTCCCCTCAATAAACTAATATGTTCTTTAAGGGATGATGAATTATTTTGATTCCACTTTCTTCTATTAAAATGAAAAAACGGAAAAGAAATGGTTGGGATCGCCGCTTTAGCTGCTCTTGTCGTAAGCAATTCGGGGAACACTGTTTGGAAAAAATAATGTAAAAGATCTTGTACAGAACCGCTTGGTACATCAACTAAAAACTTTGTCATGACTGTTTTAAATCTTTTAAATTCTATAGGGATATCTCCAACATTGCACCAGTATCTAGATCCATCAGGCTGGCGCATTGCAAAATTTCCCATCACAATGTTTGGAACATCAGAATCGGTCTCTAGGGATTTCATTAATTGTACAACCATTGCCAAAATATCTTTGAATAAGACAAATTTTATAATAGATGGGTTGCGAGAGTCGGGCACCATTATATCAAAAAGATTTTTGATGATCTCTTCATCCTCAAACACCTCAATGTTTGTATCTTTAAATTTTTTCTGTTGTGCTGACCTTTCTTTTATTTTTCTTTTTATCTCTGCAACAGTGTATGCTGACTTTTCTGTGACAGATAAACGGGTTTTGCCCTTGGTTAACTTGAGGGTAAATTGTCTTTTATCGTCTCTAGCTAATACTGATACTTTTGTCTTAGTCTCTATTTCAGCTTTATAAATTGCATTCTGTTTTTTGAGATACTCCGCGAAGGCTGCAACATATTCTACAGCTTTTACCTGATTTAATTTTGCTTTTGTGCTTGCAATTGCTTGTTCTGTGGCTTGCTTTTCACTCAAATTGCTTTGAGTTTTTAATTTCTTTTCGTGCTCAAAAAGTTTCAAAGCAAGGTCTGCGGTTGGACCTTTTATCACTCCTTCAACTTTTTTAAAGAAATCTTGATTTTTATAAATACCATCTTTAAAGTTTACTGCCTTAATCAAGCTTTCAAAAGTTGAAGTTTGGTATTTAACATTTAGAATAAGACTTCCATCCTCATTAAAATTAATTGTATGATCTTCTGGGGTAAGCAAATAAAAAGTCTTCTCAAACTTATTTATTATATCTTTTTGGGCTGGTGTCAATACCTTGCTGGATAAAGTTGGCGAAACGTTCCAGCCATATTCTAATACTAAACGCAATTTTTTTTGAGCCGTGACAATGGAAATCAATTCTGTGTATCTTAAATCTTTTGGACTATTAAGTCCATAATCTTTCGTAAAATTAAAAAGGTTTCTTATATTAAAGCCAGCTACAGAATTTTTATCAATTGCTGGCTTGTGGGCAAAAACATCAAAAGATGAAAAATAAAAACTCATATTAACGTGCATAGGATCAGCAATGATTGTTTCATTATATTTGCGATCTACCGTCAAGGATTGTATGGCTGCTAGCTCGCCCCTGCTTGTTGATTGAACTGGTTCAGCCGCGTTGTTGCCGCCAAAAGTTTGAAGGTTTCCAGCAATTCTTGAACTAAGCCCCGGTCGGTTTGTTCCAACCCCCTTATTAAGAAAAAAATCTAAATCAAAACTTTTCTGAAAAGATAATGGTACAGCGAAATCTTGTATTTTATTGTTTATTTTAAGAGGGTCCGGTACTAACAAAAGTCTAACATAAGGAGACATTCCCGCCCTCTGCTCTTGCGATAGAGATTGAATAAACTCAATATGATCTTTTCTTTTTTCTATCGCATTAAAGCGAACTTGAGATTCAAAATCACATCCGTAGAAAGGACTAAGTTGAATTAAATTTTCATTATTTGTAAAGAAATTTTTTGCATCAGATTCGTCCTTAAAAAATTTTTGTATTTTATTGCCGTCTTTGCTTGAAATACGAGGCAAAAGAGTTTGAATTAGAAAAGCTTGTGCTCTTTGTTGATTTTTATCAAATGTTACATCTTTTATTGGAAAAAATAAATCCATTTTACAATCCTATGGATGTTAGAACTTGTCCTAGTGGTGTCGGTATTCTAATTAAATCGCCCACAGCAACGTGTGACTCTGTTGGTTTTTTGTTAAACCATGCGATTATCCACCAGTATCTTGGGTCGCCATAAAACCTCTGGGCTAATTTATAGTAATGGTCACCAACTGTCCATACATAAACCTCAAACTTAAACAACATAATGTCATTAAAACTAGGATAGTCCAAGTCGGCAGTTGCTTTTTTTGCCAAAAAAGCCTTCTTGTTTTTATTAAATTTATCTTTATAGACTTTTTTATAGTCTAAGTCTTTTAACTGCTGTTCTTCAACACCAGAATATCTTGAAATAGCCATCTTAACTCATCCCCATATTTTCTTCTGCGTACTGTTGAGAGATCGGAGGTGGTGTGTTCGCAGCAGTGTTTTTAGTGTCACCAAAAGCACCCAACAAAGAGTTCGTATTTGTTTGGTATGGGAAATCATTTTTAAAATTAAAGTTTCCATCGATTGAACCAACAGTACCCTCATGCAAGACAGAGAAAGTAAAAGTTAACTTGTATGCCCTAAAAAACAAATTATTGGAATCTCCAAACTGCTGATTACTAGAAAAGTAAAAACCATCGTTCACGTCGAAACTATAATCAAAGCTTGTGACATATCCCAACAAGCCACTATATCCACTAACCTGATTTGTAATTAAATTGGCGAATTTAACTCTTATCAAGGGTGGTGAACCGATCACCAAGTCACCCTTGAAAGAATTATAAGCTGGATATAGATTCTTTATGAACTGATTAATCTTTTTCATATTCTGATCAGCATCAGCTACATCCATGCAAGGTATTGTCAATCCCAAAGTTATTGAACGATTGACACCCTTAAATACTGGGCTTGGATCAGTTCTACCATAAGCCTGTTGTCCCGAAACTTGAGGAGTGAACTTATCAGAGAAGGTTGTAACATAGGCTGGAAAGGTTAATGCATTGGTAGATAAAAAATTAACATATGGAAGCTTTCCTGCAACTGTTGGAAATTGGATCCTAATGTTAGAAAAGCTTAACTTGTTTCTTATTTCCGCTTCGGCAGGTCCACAAGTCTGTAATGCTGAATCTGAATTCACAGAATACAGAGCATCTTCTAAAGCAGAGATCGCATAATTTTTAGCAAGTCCTGCTGCATTTGTCCAATTAATCGCCATATTATAATTATCAACTTATTTGTTTTTTGTCTTAGTTATTACTTTTATCTTAAAGCAGCTACTTCTGATTGCAGTTTAAGAAGGTCTGTTTTCAAACCTCGTAAAATTGTTTTTGTAGTTTCATCCATACTACGACCTGCCATCAATCTGTCGATCTGAGAAAGCACAGAGACTAAGGCACCCGCTACACCAACGACGGCTCGGGCGCTGCTACCTGCTATCTCACCAATTTTGTCGCCCATGTCGGTGAACACCTTATCCGCTTTTGTCGCCAAACCTGCCAAACCCATGTTTGCTTGTGCTTGAAGCTTAAACACTGTTTGTGCCTCTACTCTTGCTTGACCAACTCTTAATGCCTCTGCGCGTGCAGCTATTCTTGCGGCAGCAGTAGCGGCACCTCGGCGGGCGGGATCAAGATCTGCTGGCTGTGTCCCCTGAAGATCTGCGATTGTTAAACGTCTTCCAGATACAATGGCACGAATTGCTTCAGGACCCATTTGTCCCAGCGCAGTTCCCTGAAGGGCAAACGCAACAGACTGTCTAACATTGGCATCCATGCCCCTTGTCTGACGTGAGAACGCAACAATAATGTTTTGTAGTGATGCTGCTCTTTTATTTGGATCTGAACTTAAAATTCCTGTAGTATCAACTCTCATTCTTAATTGGTTCGCCAAACGACCTATCACAGCAGCCTGCTGTTGTCGCTGCTGAATCGTAAAAGTTGAACCAAGCATTTTATTAAAATTTTCACCTGCTACTCCCAATGAACGACCGACAGCTTCTGCTCTAAGAGCCAATTTTTCAAGCTGGTCTCCAGACTGTGCAAAAGTAGCATTGCTTGTAAGCAGACCTTGCGTCAAGTTCATTAAAGTATCTGGAGGTCTTCCAAGTGCTACAGACAATCCAATTAGCCTGTTCTCAAATTGTTGAGCCGCCTTTGCACCCATATTGCTCTGAAAAGAGAAATCTTGCACAAACTTAACCAGCTTTGATCTCTCAACTAAGTTGGTATTCTCAGAAATTGCCCTTGTTATAGAACTAATAGCGTCCCTTTGCACCAGACCTGAGTTCTGAAAGCCTTTTGTTAGCTCAAATAATGTATTTTTAACATTGTCGCTTGTAATGCCAAAATTATTTATAGACTTGTTTAAATCCTCAAAAGTTTTAAATGCTTGATTTATTTGATTATTAAAGTCAACAAGACCTAAGTCTTTAACAGCTCTAGCCTGAAGATCTTGAATCTCACTAAACAACCCAAGAAACGCACTAACATTGTTTTTTAAATCAGTATTTAATGCCTGAGATGCAGCAATAGTGGCACGATACTGTGCAAAAGAACCAAGAAGCTCCTTACCTTGTTCGGTGGATTGTTTTATAACTTCTAGTAAATCATCTCTTTCATTAGGCGGCATTAGTAATTTTCCTCTTCAGGCGTTTCATCTTCCTTTAGGGACACAAACAAATCAAAAACCCAGTTTCGTTTTTTTATTGGAAGTGTCATAATTTCAGAATATCTCCACCCTGTATTTGATATCAAGACCATTATATTTTCATATAGCGTCTGTATATAATTAGAATTCAGGGAAAAAAAAGTTCGCCTGAAAGGGCATACCCCCTTCTTGAACCTTGCCACACGCTGGGCAGGCTGTGCTAAACACAGTATCAAGTTTTGGTAAGCTTTTCTGATACGCTGATAAAAGGAAGCGCGAATCTTTTATTTTTAAATTATTTATGAAATCGGAAATTTTTTGTGAATCTGTTTCGCCATCGACGCTAAGAATTATTCTTTTGTAAAATTCTTGGTTGTGGCTTGTTTTAATGTTCATGCTATTCAATTTTTCTACAGTTTTTTCAATTGACATTAATTCAACTGGTAGTAAAACTCTGTATTCTACCATTTTCTTAGATTTAGGTAGCTCAACGATTGATGTATTATGACTTGTTCGCTCTATCTCAGGCTGTTGTATATTATCAAGAACAGACTGAAGATTGATTTGATGTTTTATTTCTGTAGAACATGAAGTACAATCAAGAATAACTGGGTAATCTTCATCATACGCATCAATTCTTGCCGCTATCATTATTGCCATTTGATCTATATCAAAAATCTCTTTAGCATTAAAGCCCTCAACCAAAACAATATTTTCAAGTAGTTTTTCAATAACAACACCATTGTCAATATAGGAAACATTGGTTAATATTTCCTCTTCCTTTGTTGTCAACATTTTTACTTCTATCTTTTCTTTTTCGTACAGTGGGTGCGTTTCAGGGTAAAACAATCCCCCTGTTGGCAACTTGACAAAAATGGTTGCTCCATTAAGATTTTGGGATACAGGTCCGTCTCCCATATCAAATTTTTTCATCTTTACCTCTTATCTAATAAGTTTTTGTTTTTCCAGTGGCGGAAGTATATGTTAGGTCAGCCCAATCATAACTTAAAGTTAGACTCGCCCCTAAGATAGATGCTCCAGCATATGCTAAATTGTCAAAATCAATCTTTGAGACAAAGGCATTGTGTAATTTCCAAGTCTCATAAACATCACCATCTCCATTCAACACTTCTATTTTAACAGTTCCAATTGATTGTATTAAGGATTTTTTATTCATATCCTTTAGATTGTTCTGATCAATACGATCTGGGTTGGAATATCCCAATTTTTTATATGTGTTTAATAATTTGCCAGCGATTGTATCAACTTGGTTGCTATCAAAACTTTCAACAATTTTAAAAGTCACATCGCTCCAAGTGACAACTCCACTTGGGTATTTAAATTTCCAATTTAAAAGTTGATATTCCTTAATCGCGCCAAAATTAGGTGCGGGTCTTGTAACACTAGAAATCATAAAATATGGAATATCATCAATTCTCAATAGAAAACGAAAATTGCTCTGAAGGCTTTTCTCAAGAATATTTCTGTAATTTATACTATCCGACATCTATAGTAATTATACCAATTATTAATTTTGGTTAATTTCTGTAATGCTTACAGTTGCATAATCATAACTAAATTTTAATGTAACAGTGTTAATAGCATTACCACTATACTGCAACTTAGAATAATTTACATCCGAGACAAATGAATTATAGAGTGTCCACGTTTCCACTTCATTACCATCCGAATCTAAAACTTTAATTGAGATGTTACCAAAATTGCCCGTGACAAACCTTTCTTTAGAAAAGGTTGTTCTCCAACCTTCATTATCAGATGTCCAAGTTGTTGGTGGGTTGTAGCCCACCCTCTGTACAGCATCCAAAACCAAACCGGATACATCAGGATCAATTGGCTCAACCAAAGTCACACTAACGTCCGACCATTTTAATTTGCCGGGGAACTTAAACTGATGACCTAAAAATTCATGATTTACATTTCCATCAAAGTTTGGGTTAGGTCTATCAGCCTCTGTTACTACCCAAGCTGGGATCTCACCAATAGTCAAGATAAACTTAAATGCTCTTTTCGGCTCAATCTTGACTGATGCCCATGGTGGAATTGGTGATGCTTTGTTTACAGCCATTATTATTCTCCTGCTTTCCTATTAATTAGTTTAATCCTCAAAAGATGCTCCAGTGTTTGTGATAACAAAATCAACCGCAACGAACTCAATTGTCCTTACTGGTTTTAAGAACACCTTAGCGTATAGAATATTTCTATCAACTAAATCCGGCGTTGTTGTAGTTTCATCAAGAACTAACTTGTACTCACTCAATCCAAATCTTGCCTGTACATCTGCTAAGAAAGGCTCGGCTTGACCAATAAATCTCGACCATGTTGCACGAACGTTTGGCTCAAACAATATGCCAGCAGCGATGTTGGAGATGCCCTTCTTGATGAAGATAAGCAACCTACGAACATTGATTCTATCTAGTGCGCTTCTTGTGACCTGCAATGTTTTTTGACCAAAGATTACAATACCTTCATTTGGGAATGAAGCAATTGGATTAATATTTGCATCATAGAGTAAATCACGGTCTTGCGCTGTTAGTTTTTCAGTTACGTTAACAACTGGCAACCCTACAAGCCCAGTGGATAGCCCACCGCGATTGAAGCCTGCTGGGGCAAACCAAGGCGCTCTTACTCTGTCTGTGTATGACATAGCTCCAATACCTGCGATGGATGGTGGCATGTACACCAGCTTTCCTTGCAAGGTGTCTCTAATTTGTACGAATGGGTAATATGCACATCCATAACTTGAATTAATCTGACGGTCCTTTAAGTTGGTAATTGTCTGACTTAAAGTAGGGAATGTTCTTCCACTATTGCCCTCGTGTGCTGGCTGGAAATCACCCTTAAGATCAATAACAGCTAGTGCATCTGCCCTTGATTCTGCCGTATTAACAAGGTGAGTTGTCAACTCTTCATTGGTAATGCCGGGGATAGAAATTAAGTTGTACGGCACGAACTCTTGATCTCTGACAATATCAACTGCCTCTTTAATTGTATTGAACGCATAACCTGTTGTTTCTGTTTTGCCCGACAAGCCTGTATTTCTGAAGGGGTCCTTCTCCGTGATATCCAATCCATCGGAGCCGCCATACAGTGGCAATGTAAAACGATCAGCACCATTATCAATAACATTCTTGTAAGTATTGGTGCCTGTTGCAGAAATTGCTCGTTGAAAGCCAACGATTGCTGCTCTTGAACCTGAAACCCAAGTTAGAAGTCCCGGTGTTGAACTTGAAGCT